ATAGGCACAACAACAACACAAGATGACATGTTTATTAGATTTTCTGATCAAGAAGACATTAACACTTTTACACCTTCTGCTATTAACGCCGCTGGTACACAACGATTACAAGACGGAACAAAAATAGTTGGTGCTTTGAAAGCAAAAGAAACAATTTTGATATGGACCGATACCGCTTTGTATACTATGAAATTTATTGGTGCTCCTTTTACATTTGGTTTTGAACAAGTAGGTACCAACTGTGGTTTGATTGGTAAGAATGCAGCTGTTGAAATAGATGGTGTTGCTTATTGGATGAGTAATAATGGATTCTTTTTATTTGATGGTACAGTTAAGTCACTGCCTTGTTCCGTCGAAGACTTTGTTTATGATGATATTGATTTAACTAAAGGTCAACAGATTACAGCAGGTGTTAACAATTTATTTACAGAAATTATTTGGTGGTACCCTGCATCAGGAGAAAATTTTAATAATAAATTAGTTGCTTATAACTATTTAGAATCTATGGGTTCTCAAGTGCCTGGAGGTATTTGGTACAACAGCACAGAAGGTCGTACATCATGGATGGATTCTAAAATCTATCCTAAGCCTTACGCAACATCTTATGCATCTAGCGACACAGGAACTTTTCCAACAATACAAGGTGTTACTGGACTAGGTGGTACAACGTATTTTGAACACGAGGTTGGTAATAATCAAATCAATACTGACGGATCGAGCACCGCGATTAGTTCTTTTGTAAAATCATATGACTTTGATTTAGAGGGACAGGGTACAGAAGGAGATAAGTTTTTATCTGTTCGTCGTTTTATACCTGATTTTAAATCATTGGAAGGCACGGCTAAAGTAACGTTGGCCGTGAAACGTTTTCCGTCACAAGATGATTCATCAACAGGTTTAAGTCCTTTCTCTATTACATCTGATACAACTAAAAAAGACACACGAGCTCGTGGTCGATATATAAATATTAAAATAGAAAACGATGACATTGATCAAAGCTGGAGATTTGGTACATTCAGTTTAGATGTGCAAGCAGACGGGGGTAGATAATGGCAAAAATAAATGTTAAAATACCAGAACCAAAAGAAGAATATGATACATCTAACCAAAAACAAATAAATAGATCTATAACTACAATTATCGAACAGTTAAACTCTACTTATTTAGATGAAATTAAACAGGAGCAAGAAAGATTTTCTTGGTTTATAAGTGGCTAATATATATAAAAATGCAAAAGTAGATTTAACAACTACAGATATTACAACATTATATACAGCACCTTCTAACTCTAGAGCGATTGTAAAATCTATATTGGTATGTGATGATAGTAATAATGGAAGTACAATTACATTAACATTAACAGATGCAGCTAGTGCTATTTTTGTATTATTTGATGTAAAAACTGTAGCTGGTCACGCAACAGAACAATTATTGAGTGAACCATTAATATTACAAGAAAGTGAAATATTAAAAGTAACCGCTGCAGATGCTAATAGATTGCATGTTGTAGCATCAATATTAGAAATAAGTAGGGATTAAGGAGGTAAAAATGGTATCTTTTGTAGAAAAAGGCAAAACTGAAGTGATAGTCAATGGCACCGTTATAAAAGACGTTGAGATTGAGACTGAAGTAACAGTTAAAAACCTTAAAACAAACGCTGAATATAAGTCTGATGAAGAAGCTGAGAGCGATGTCAACAATCCAGGTACTGACACGAAACAAGAAGATATATCTAGAAGTGTCAATATAAAAGTAGCTAAACTACCGGATGTTATATCCAAATCAGAGGATGAGTAGTTGATTTTTGAGGCAAAAAAAAGTAATGTATTTATGATAGATACTGGTAAATTATACGATATTACCGTAGCTTTTGGACTTTATAAGTCGTTTCCTCGCTATAAAGATCACACGTTCGAGGACGTGCTTCAACACATCGCCCCATCCGTAGATTTGAATCAGTACAGGATTCACTACAAAAATGGTTTACCTTACGCTTTTACGAATTGGGCTTTTTTAAATAAGGATGCAGAAAAAAGATTTATGACAACCGCAGAACTAAACCCTGAAGATTACAATAGTGGAGACATTCCTTGGCACGTTGATACAATCTGTATTGATGATGTTAAATCTGTTATGAAATGGACCAAACAATACTTTACTGATTTACTAGGATATAATAAACCTGTAAAATGGCTTCGTGTAAGTGATGATGAAGTTATTACAAGAACTGTAACTAGATACACAAAGGAACATTATGGGATCAATTAAAAAAGCATTAAAACCTGTCACAAGAGTTATTGATGATATTATCCCTAATGAAATAAAACCTGCACTACCTTATATTGCAGCTACGTTTGGTGCACCGTACCTAGCAGGTTCTAGTTTATTTGGTGGCATTGGAAATTTAGCTTTACGAAAAGGTTTAGCTGGTGGTATTGCTAATCTTGGAACACAAGCTTTATTGGGTAAAAAAATTAATCCAACTTCTGCTTTATTTTCTGCAGCGACAGCGGGTGGTGGTCAATTTTTACAAGACTCTCCAATGTTTAAAGACTCTACATTTGCAAAATCTGTAGGTGAGTTTATTTCTCCAGGTAAATTAGGTGGTATGAATTTAAAAGAAGCTTCTACTGCAGCAACAACACCTTTAACAGCAGGTACAGCAGAATCCGCTTATGATGCTGCGAAAAAAGCGAATGATGAATATGATCAATATGTACAAGAACAACAAGCCGCAGGAGCAGAAGATATTCAAACACGTATTGATTATATTACACGTTACATGGGTCTTGCTGGTTTTGATCAAGACAATATTAATGAAACATTAAATGAATTAGGTTATGCAGCGAATGGTGGTTTGATGGGCACTCGTGTTGGCTATCGAATTGGTGGGGGCCCTGTAAAAAGTTTTATTGCTAAGTTATTAAATGCTGAGCCTAGTGAAGAAGTTTTAAACAAAATGTTTGAAGAACGTAAAAAAGAAATACTTAGTGGTATGTTTGATGCCGAAGCGGGAACCGGTGCTTATTCAATGGAACAAATGCAAAAAGCAGACGAGATGGCTACCAAACAAGCCATGCAAGAATTAGAAGAATATAAAATGCGTATTGGTATGGAATTAGATAATCCACCCGAAGGTTCTATGAGTGATGATATGATTGATCAGATTATGCAACCTCGAGAAGAGGGTCGTGTTAAAGAGGCTAAAGGTGGACGTATTGAATACGCAGAAGGTGGCATTGATACTATTCCTTTTGGTGGACGAACTGGTGAATTTTTTTTAAACGCAATAAAAGAAGCAAAAAATGAAAAAGATGCTAGACCAGGATATGGTGAAGAAGAACGTTCTAAAACAGTAGGAGATATGATAGATCCTGATAGTATTTTAAGATTTCTTTTTCCTTTTGATAAATTTCCTAAAGGTAAAAAAGAGATAATGAAAGAATTAAATAAACTTTTAGATGAAGCAGAACGTGATGATGAAAGAGATCCAGAAAATAAAGGTAGATATTACGATCCTGAAAGACCTGATCTTTTTTTTATGAAAGACGGTGGTATCATGAACTTAAAAATGGGAGGTATGCCTGCTGAAATGGATTTACGAGGCGGTGGTTTTGTACCTTTAGGTGTAAAAGAAAAAGCCGACGACGTCCCTGCAAGATTATCAAAGAATGAATTCGTTATGACCGCTGATGCAGTAAGAGCTGCAGGCGGAGGAAGTGTTAACAAAGGTGCAAAAAGAATGTATAATCTAATGAATAACTTGGAGGCTAGAGTGTAATGGCAGAAGAAACAATTACCACGACGAAACCCGCGCCGTTTATAGAGGCGGCGGGAACAACACTAACAGAAAAGCTCATGCCTTTACTAGGACAGCCGCTGGATACTACAGCGTTTGCTCCTTCTGTTGCTGCGCAAGACCCGTTACAACAACAAGCGTATCAACAAGCCGCGGGCCTTGGATCATTTGAACCTTTTCTAGCTCAAGCCGGTGCCGAAGCCACAGGAGCTCAACAATTTACAGGACCACAAGCGTACCAAGAGTTTATGTCTCCCTATCAACAAGAAGTCATTGATACTTCTCTTGCAGCTCTACAAAGAGAACGTGATATTGCAAGACAACAAATAGGAACAGGAGCAGCACAACTCGGTGCCTTTGGTGGTGGTCGTCAGGGATTACAAGAAGGTGCCTTTGATGCTGA